CGCGCCAGAAGCACCCAATCTCCAACCACAAGGGCATTGCAAACCTGAACCCGCTTGCGCCCCTTCACGGCGTGGGTGTGCCCCCCAGCCGCTTCCGTCTGGCAGCTCACCGCAACGTCCACCTCAAAATCGGTGACGTTCCGGGTCAGCACCAGCATTTTTTCCGTATAGACCGCCTTTTGGTCAACCTGAATTTTCAGAGGGGAAACGGAAATCACCTGCCCAAACAGAAGATTCACCGGCTTAGACGCTTCCACCGCTTCCAAGGCGGCATTTTTCACCACTTCCACCGCGTTAGGCAATAAATTCCCCTCCAATCAGAGTCAGTTCCATCCGGTGTTCATTCTCGCTGAATTTATGGGTAACTTTTTCCACCATCAAATATTGGTTGGCGATGATGTCGCCCAAATCCAGCGAGACCATCACGGCGGTTCCCGCCCGCACCCGGACATCCCCGAACGCATTCTGAATGGTCAATTTCCGGGTCTTTTGATCGTACAGCTTCAACAGGGCATCCGCTTTGGCGGCGGCTCCCTCCGCCGTCTTCAGCTGCTCATAATACTGCAGCACACCCCACTGGTTGATCTTCTCCCCGTCCTGTGCCTGATACACTTCCCGCTTGCCAGTGTCCTCGTTGTCATAGGTCAGCTTGATTTTGTTGTAGGTCTGGCTGTCAATGCTGCTCTCATAGCTGAAGTTTTCGCCGGTCTCCTCATCCACCAGAAGGTTGATCTTCATGGTGTTGACGTTCCTCAACGTCAGCTTTCCCGCCTCATCCGCCAAAACAAACAGCTTTCCCGTGTTCAGCAGCGTCTCGTCCAAGGCGTTCTGGATCATGTCAAAAAGCGTCTGGTTCTCCTCTACGATGGTCTCAATGGTGTAGCCGGTGTCTTCCACGGTTCCAAGGTTCAGCTTAAAGTCCGTGGCCAGCCGCTTCAGCAGATCAGAGGCTTTCAGTCCCTCCTCCGTGAGGGTGTCCTTGTTCTTCAAATAGCGCAGCTGGTCATAGGCCACAAAGCTGATGGTGTCCCCCTTGTCCCGCTTTTTGGTGAACACGAACCCATAAAACAGGATGGTTCCATCCACCGTCAGTCTTACCGGGTCGCCCTCCGTAAAGTTCAACCCCGCGGCCTTCACCACTGTGACCTCCAGCTTCCCCGGAGTCCCCTTGCGCTCCAAGGTCAGCTTGACCCCTTCTTCCACCACAGGGGACTGAATGACCCCGTTGTGTTCTATCAGCAATTCCACCGCCAAGCGCATCCGCTCCTTTCAGGACGGCAAGGTAAGCACCTGCCCCGGATAGATCAGGTTCGGATTCTTGATCTTGTCCTTGTTCAGGCTATAAATTTCCGTGTATCGAGACCCGTTTCCCAAGTATTTTTTCGCGATGTTCCAAAGGCAGTCCCCGCTTTTCACGGTATAAGTGGCCGCCGCCGGGGCACCGCTGGTCTCCCGCGTGGCTGAACTCACCGTTGCGGTGTCCGTGCCGGTCTGGAGCGTCACCGTTTTGGTGCTGTACTGCCGATACTGCTTCAAGCTCACCTGTACCGAGAGATCAAAGCCGTTTTCCGCGCTGTCCGTGATCTGATAGTCCTCCAAGCTCACCGTCAGGTTGCTGGAAAACAGGCTGGTTCCATCCGGCCTTGCCCGGTTCAAAATCCATTGAAACGGTGCCTTGCCGGTCTTCAGCCGCTCGAACAGGCTCAGATAGTAGTCCGCGCTTTGCCGCTCGGAAAAGGAGAAGGGATAGCTGACTTGGGGCAGCAGCAATTCAAAAGATACCGTGGACAGTCCAGGGCTTTTCAAAACGTTGATCTCCTCCCCGCTGATCAAGGTCAGACTGTTGTTCTGACTGCCCACCTTCACCTGTACCTTAGACGGGGTGACCGGCATCAGCACCCCGTCCAAATACATCTTGTACGCCATTACGTATGCACCCCTTCCGCGGAGACCTCCAGCTTCTCGGCAAAGTCCGCCGTCCACGCGTCCATAATGCCGTCCACGTCCATCCCCGACGCAATGTGGTTCTCGTTGTGCTGTTCCACCTTGATTTCGGCGGTGGTATAGCGGTTAATGGCCTCCCGCTCCGCAATGTCCCGCAGATAGGCCAGATCCTCGTCTAGGATGTCCAGGGAATCCGCCGTCGCCGCCGTGTTGGCGGCTGTGTCCCCGGTATTGCTATAAATCCCGTCCAAGGCATTGCCCAGGCTGTAAGCGTCCGTAGCGTCCCCCAGACCCAGTGCCCCGGAAATCTTGCTGGCAATGCCCTCCCCCAGCTTGTAACCGGCGGAAGCGGCATCGGAGTAATCAATAAAGTCCATCTTCTGAACATATTCCACCCAGCCGGACTCGTCCTCGACCTTCTGCTTGGCTTCTTCCAGCCCGGCATAGAAACTATCAAGCCCGCTGGTAATGTCCACGGTCACGCCGGGGATCTTGTTCAGCAAATCCTCAATCCCTTGGGCAAGGACTTTAATATACCCCAGCACGGTCAGGCACATATCATAGAAAAGCACCTCCACGGCGGCAGCCGGGTTGTTGAACACGTTTCCTATAAAGTTGGCCAGATTGGCAAAGACGTTTTGGAGCAGGATGATACCGTCCAGCAGATACGCCCCCAGCACCGCGAACGCCCCGGTAATAATGCCGGTGGCCGAAACGCTTGCCCCGGCAAATTTGTTATAGGCAGCCACCCCCGCGTACAACGCCGCGATCAGAACCATGATCAGCATGACCACCCATGTGATGGGATTGGCGAGCAATACGGAGTGATAGAGCTCCGTGGCTCTCTTCGCAGCCGTCGTGCTGCCGGTCAGAACACCAAAGCCAATGGTCAGGAGATTCACCACCCCGTTGTAAATGGCCGCTGCCGCCGAGGCGATCTTTGTCCAATTGGCGGCAATCTGAAACACCGCAAAGGCTCCGCCCAGCCCCAAAACAGCGGGGCCGATGATGGATATATTGTTGGCCAGCCAATTGACCCCATCCAGCAGGGGGCTGAGTGCTTGCAATCCCATGTTCGATGCCGCTGTGAACACCTGCCCCCACGTCATGGGCATGGATTCAAATTTGTTGTTGATGTCATCCGCCGCCGCGAACATGGCGTTCTTCACAATGTCCGCCGTGAGTTCCCCTTCCGAGGCCATCGACCGAATCTGGCCAATGGGCACGTCCAGGTAATCCGCGATGCTTTGAATGATGGTGGGTGCCTGTTCAAAGATGCTGTTCAGCTCATCCCCGCGCAGCACCCCGGAAGCCATTGCCTGCGTCAGCTGCAGCATTGCCGCGCTGGCCTCCGTGGAGGTGGTGCCCGCAATGGTGAACTGCTTGTTGACCAGCTCCGAGAACGTCACCAGCTCGTCGTTATTGGCAAAGGCATCCCCGGCGGTCAAGCCCAGTTTGGCCACCGCTGCCGCCGTGCTCTGGTACGCGGCTCTGGAACGATTTGCCGAGGCCATGATCTTGGCCTCCAGCTCATCCACGCTGCCCCCGTCATCCACCATCAAACTCAGCCGCGCCTGTGTGCTGGTCATGCTGTCCGAAAGCTCCACCAGATTTTGAATGACCGTGCCCGCGCCAACGGCGGCGGCGACCGCTTTCAGTTTCGCCAACAGCCCGTCCGCGGCGGTGATGCTGTCAAACACGGTGCCCTTGAACTGCTTCTGTGCGCTGTTGGCGGCCTGAATCCGCTCCTCAATGGCCTCAAAGGCGGTATCTGCCTTCGCCATCTCCTCCCGCGCCTCTTGGAGGGAGGTCACATCCACCGCGTTCCCGGAAGCCCGCTGCACGTTCTCAAAGCTGTTGAGCATAAGGTTCATCGCTCTGACCATGGATTGTGCCGGCCCCGTCACGCCGTCATAAAGCGAGATGGCCGTTTTGATGGTTGCCAATCAGCTCACCTCCTTCGTCTTTTTCCTCTGGCGGTTTTCTGCGCCTGTTTGAGCTTTCTTTCCTTTTCCTTCTCATGGTCAATGCGCTCCTCAATGGCCGCGACCAAAAACGCCCGTTCCGTCCGCGGCAAAGCCAGATACTGAGAAGGGAGTATGTGTAGTTCGTGAAGGCAATAGTAGGCGACGTTGGCCTCTCCATCCCCTTCACGAATTAGTTTTTTGCCTCGTCTACCTCATCCTGAAAAGCGGTATCGAAGCCGCAGACCTCTTGCACCTTGCCCAGGTAGTTGGCATATTCGCCGGGGGTCAGCATGGTTTTTAAAAGAGCTTCCGCGCTCTTGACTCCGTAGCTGTCCTGCAGCTCCGCGTTATCCAAGTTCGGAAACACGGTGCAGGCCACAGCCAGCTTTCCGAGATACATGTCATAGTCGGTTTCCTTCTGATACTGGTTCTTCTTGCCGGGGACAGGAACCCGCTTGGCGCAGGATTTTCTCAATTCCTCATCCTCCGTGCCGGTAATGGTCTTGATTTCCCATTCTATCGGTTTCCGGTTGCCGTTTTCGTCCAGTTCGTCAGCCAGAAAGCGTTGCGAAGCGGCATACTTCACATGCTCCACCGCCACCGCGTTTTTTGCCAAAAAAGCGGACAAATTCATAAAAATACCTCCTAAAGTCAGGTGTATTGTTCTCATCTCCCCCTTCGGGGGAGACTGTGCCTTTTTCTTGCCTCCCCTGAAAGGGGAGGTGCCCACCGCAGTGGGCGGAGGGGTTCCCCCGCAGGTCTTGGCTCCCCCTTTGGGGGAGCTGTCCCGAAGGGACTGAGAGGGCTACCCCGCCGCAGCGGTCAAGGCTCCCCCTTTGGGGGAGCTGTCCCGCGCAGCGGGACTGAGAGGGCAACCCGCTTTCCCTTACTCCATCCCGTCCAACAGATCAAAGGTTTCGGGCAATTCGAAATCCTCAAAGGTGAAGTCCATGTCTTCGTCCAAATAGTCCGCGTCCGCGTCGAATTTGGCCAACACGCCGCCGTCCGCGTTGCAGTCCTTCAAAATCACGGTCTGGCGGCCAACGGAAGACGTGGGGTCTTCGTTGGTCACCTGAATATCAAAATAGATATCCTCGCCGGTATCCTTAAACTGCTTCAAAAGCTTGCGAAAAATGCTGGTGTTGTAGTGGAACGTGGCGGTGCCGCTTCCGCTCCACCCGGTGGATTTGTTTCCCTTCCCCGTTCTGCCCAAAATAGGCACTTGGGTCTTGCTCTTCTCCACCTTGGCCTCCAAGTTGATGGCCTGCATCAGGTTATACCGGTTGCCCTCGATGGTCGTATAACATTCCGCCAGCGTGGCGGAGATTGCGTCTTTCGCGTTCATGCTAGCTGCCATATCTCATTTCCCCTCTCAAGACACATACACGCTCATATACAGCTGCGTCATCGCGCTCACCGGGGTAACGCAGTCCGTCACCACAACGGACTTCTTGTTGTCCCCCGGCTCTACCGTCACGTCCTCGGCGGAAAAGTCCTCAATGGCGCGGATATTCTGTAGCTGCGTGTGGTGCTTCACAATGTCGTTCCACAAGCTGACCCGCCCGGACGCATCGTTTTGCACCTTCCCCAGATACCGGGACGCGAACAGAACGCCGATATCGTTGGCGATCTGATCCAGAACCCGAATGGTTTGGTTGCTGGAAAAGTCGCTGTTCTTCTCCTCCGTGGTAGTCACAAAGGTGTTGATGTCCTCCAGAACCGTCCCCTGCCCATCCACCAGATGAAACAGGAAAGACCCCTCTTTCAGCCCGGCTTCCAGCTGTGTCTGGGTATAATCCGTGTCGATCGTATATTCCCCGTCATAGGTCATGTTGGTGGCCGACTTGTTGACGGCGGTACCCGCCATCACGCCGGTGACCCACGGGATCAGCGCGGCACTGTCCTTATTGTCCGCGAGGCCGTTTTTCACGCTCACCACGCCCTCAAAATCGGCCAGTTTCCGGAACAACACGCACTGGAACTTCTTGCCCACGTCATCCCGCATCCGCTTGCAGAAGGACGAAAACAGCCCCTTCACCGTCTCGCTGGTGGACGCGCAGCCCATTGCGTGGAAAGTGTAAGCTTCCGCCTGATCCAAATAGGTCTGATAGGCCGCGTCTACCACGCTGCCATTTTCGCCGCCGCTCAAAGTGCCGTCTATTCTCGGTTCAAAGGCCGCCCGTTCCGACCACTCCACATAGTCATTGGCCTTCAAATCGGACGCTTCGGCCACGGCTTCCTGCCGCTCTACCCGCGTGGTGCCCAAATAAATGGACACGTCCCACAAGGGGCTGTCCCCCGTGCTGTCCTCGTTGGCCTCCACCACCACGCGCAGGTCATTCCCCCGTGTGCCCGGATATTTGGCCGTACCCATGGCTCCGCTCGCCTTCTTGCCGCCCTGGTTCAGGCGGAAAAAGTGGACGGTTTTCGCGTGGGCGAAAATTTCCCGCACAGGCTTCATCTGCTCTGCCACATAGGCATATCCAAAGATTTTCAGGCTGTCCTTCACCAAGTCAGCCTGTTCCACCGTAAACAGTTTGCCTTCCGCCCCCCAGTCCATTTCCAGCGGGATGGTGGCAATGCCACGCTCCGACAAGCTGGTGCTTGCCTGCGTGGCGGAGATAAAGTTCAGATAAACACCGGGCAAGCCCTTATTTTGGCTCGTAAACGTGCCGCCGCCTAATGCCATATCGCTTCACCTACTCTTTCTTCATAAAGTCATCCAGCAGGCTTTCCACCTGCTCATGGGTATATCTCACGTTCTCGTCCAGCAGTGCGTCCAACAGATCCCGCCGTTGCGCATACCGCTGGAAAGTCAAGATTTGGGCTTTCCGGAACACCACCGGGGTCACCGGTGCTTCCGTTTCACCTTTCGTGGTTTTCTTTTTGGTAGCCAAGTTGATCACTCTCCTTTGGTGAGCCACACATCAACATCCAAAGTTTCCATTGGGGGATTGTCCGTGGGCTTTTTCAAAATCAGGTTGAAGCTCACGAAGAAGTGAAGCACGCCGTCTTCCACTTCATAGCTCATGCCGGTTCCGTGGAGGATGTCCCCATCCGGCAGCGTGATGAATTCCAGGCAGTCCTGCAGCGTCGCGGCCACGCGGAACGTGTCCGTGGTGCTGTCTCCCCAGGCGGGGAAATAATGCACGTCCAGCGGGTTTCGTTCCAGATACCGCCGCCCGATCAGGGGCTGAAGGGACGGACTCAGTGGGGCGATCAAAAAACAAGGCTCAACCAAGCCCTGTTTCACATCGTTTCGGTGGATTTCATATCCGTCCCCGAACGCACCGTACAGCTTCATCGCCACGCCCTCGATGATCTCATTGAGCATCCAAACACCCCTTCAAAAATCGATACAGCTTCTTCTCCACAAGAGCCGGGGCTTGCGTCTCCAGCTCTTGGGTGGAGATGGTCAACATATGTTTGCCTGGGACCCACGGCGTTTTCAGCCGCCGCTCGATCACGCCCACTTGCCGCCCCACCTGCTGCCGGTGGCCGTATTCCACATAGGAGGCGTAGTTCAGGTTGTTGACCACGGTGACGATATAGTCATCCCCCCGCCGCTCAATGGGCAGAATCGACCAGTTGTCCCGCAGGCTCCCGCCGGTATACCCCGCCCAATATTCCTTTGCCGCCTCGCCTTGGATCCAGCTGGGCGGAACGCCCACCGGTGTCCGCTTTTTCACCTTGTTCAGCAGCCGCCCCGCCAGCTCTTTGGCGGTCTGGGTGCAAAAGCTGTCGAAATCCACTTCCGACAGCCTTTCCATCCGCTCCGTCAGCTTTTTCAGCTGTGCAAAGTCGCATTTTCCCCATTTCGCCATCAGGCATACCCCCGAAACGTATCCAGATAAATTTCTTGGTGGTGGCGGAAGATTCCCGCCAGGCCAGACCGGCAAAATGCGAATTCCCGCCCCGTCTGCCCGGTTCCCGCCCGTGTCACCACGATTTTGCTGCCCGCCGGGATGTCCACATCCGCGGACAAAAACAGTTTCCCTTTCTGCTCGGTGGCGGCAGCGTGCCCCTTCTCCGCAGTGGTCAGCGTCTCAAAGGACAGCTTACAGGGCAGCCCCTCCGCCAGAACCTGTTCCCGGAAGTCGGTCAGATGGGTGTCCGGGTCGGTGACCTTCTCTTGGCAATATACGCTGCAGCGGTCATTCCACAGCCGTTCCAGCGCGGCCAAATGGGGGGCTTTGCGCCCCTTCTCCGTCACCATCTCAGCCTCCGATACCGCGCGAACTGGTCGCTGCGGTCTGTCAACAGCAGGCTGATCAGCGCGTCCAGCCTGGCCTCCGGAGTCAAGCAGCCCTCGCCAATGGCGAACACCGTGTTGGTGTCCCCCTCTTGGATCTGCTTGACCGCCGCGTCCAGGTCGATGTCGAACCCGTCCAGCTGTCCGGAACCTTTCTTCAAGGCCATAAACTTCCCCGCCGCCATTTCCACCACCGCGTGGTGCAGCCCCTCCGGGACTTCCTCCTGATTGGTGGCGTTCTTCACCTGCTCCTCCACCGTTTGCAACACGAAGGAGATCAGGGGATCCTCTGGGCTGATGGTCAGCCCAAAGTCAGCCAGCAGATTTCCCACGTCATCCAGCCTTGTCCGCATCCGCCATCCCCCGCCTTTCTCATTGGCTCTTTTTGCGCTCGGTGTCCTTGCCCTTCTTGGCCTCGTCCGTTTCCCCTTCCACCGTGTAGCCCAGTGCCTTCAGCTGCTCCGCCGCGGTCTGGTCGCTGGTGTAGGCAATGCCGCGGGTAAACTCCACCACCCGCGTCTCATCCAGCCACACAGCCCCAAACTGCTGCTTTCCAGAGATTTTAAACATGGTCTCGCCCTCCTTACGCCGTCAGGCCGGTAATGGAGCCGTGGAGGAATGCCGGGCCGTGGGCAAGGCCGATCTCGCCGTAAATCTGCTTGCGCTCAGACGCACCCGTCTTCGCCAGATCCTCCAGGAACAAAACCCCCTTGCCGGGCACGTCCTGGAACACAGGGGCACAGGCGGACACGTCCGCGATCAGAATCGCGTCGTTGGCCATAAAGGGGTCATAGCACACCCCCATGTCAAAGAAGTCCGTCTCCAGCTTCTGCACGTTCATGCCGCCCACGGTGCGGGTGGCGGGGGTGTTATATCCCACCTGCTTCTCATACAGGCTTGTAATGCGCTGTTTCTGGGCAGACCCGCAGAACAGCACCATGTTTCCAAAGGGCGCGCCCGCGTCCGCCATGGCCTTGAACAGCTGCTTGAGCAGGTCGGTGGACAGCTCCGCCCCCGCCGACTTGATGGTGGTGCCGCCGGAGCACAGTTCCATCATTCCCCGGGTCTTGTTGGCCTCCGCCACGGTGCCCGCCTTGGCATAGGTGCCGTTCACGAAGGTATATTCCACGTCGCGGGCGATCTTCTTCAGCCGCTGGGCGACCTGCCAGTCCAGCTCAGACGTGGGGTTGGCGGCCTGACCGGCGGTATTCAGCCCAGACAGCTTGCCCCGGTTGGCCAGCTTCGCGTAAGTCAGCGCGATGGTCTCGTGGAAAATCTGGGTCACATTGGTTTCCTGCGCCCGTACCAGGGAACTTGCCTCCGGGGCGGTCTGGGAAGCCTGCTCCGAAATCGCGGGCTGTGCCGCGTCGGGGAACTCATACAGAACCCCGGTGGAGAACTCGTCATTCTCCGTCCGCATCCCGCCGGACAGGCCGCCGATCATGGTCAAAAACGGGGTCTGGGTAGGGGACGCGGTAAACAGCTCCCCGGCAAAGTTCGGCAGGTTAAACGAAGTGCCGATACCAGTAACATTAGGCATAATCAAACATCCTTTCTCAAATCAAACATCAAAACAAATTCACCCCATCGGCAGCAGCCTCCCGCTTAATGGCCACCGCAAGTGCCGCGTTTCCGGTCTTTCTCGCGTCAGCCAGCCGGGCTTCATACCCGCCAACCTTGGGGTCTGGCGTGGCGGTCACGCTTCCCGCAGGGGACGCACCGGCCACAGTGGGCGTGCTGGCGGCATTGCTCGCCTGAAACAAAAAGCTGGTGCCCTCCCCCTTGGCCAGCTTGCCGATCTCATCCGCAAGGCCATAAACCGTGCCGTCCTCGGCAAGGATGGCCTTTTCCAAAAAAGCGGCCAGCAGCGGCTTCACCGTGGCGGGGTTAATGGCCTTGGCATCCTGCAACGCCTTATCCACCGCCCCGTCCAGCTTCAGCTTCTTGATCTCGGCGGCGTGGTCAGCGTCCTTCTGGGTGTTGGCCGCCTGAAGCTCCGCGATTTGGCTCCGCATTGCCTCCACGTCTCCCCCGGACTTGCTCAGCGTCTCCAGCTGCCCGTCCCGCTCTTTGATGGTGGCCTTGGCCTGTTGCAGTTCGGTGTTGACCTCGTTGAACCGGGTCTTGGTCACAAAGGAACCGTTCAAGCCCTCCATTACTTTGTTGGCCTGTTCCTCCGTCAACCCCATTTGCATCAGCGTTTCCTTGTTCATCGTCAATCCCTCCAAAATGTTCAAAATTCAAATTACCTTGTTTACCGTGGATAGGAACCACGAAATTTGATTTCCCATGTTCTGTTTACCGCCCACCCCATGGAAACGGCGAAAATGGTATGAAAAAACCACCCCGCCCCAATGGCCGTGGTGGTCTGCTCATCAACTCGAACTCTCCTGCGACTCTCCGAAGTGCGCAAAAATGTAATTTGGCCGCGCTGCAAAATCGCAGCATCCCCGCCACTTCCGCTGCAAATTCGCAGCACCGCCCGTAGGGCAAGGGCTCTGCCCTTGCCGAACCCTCCGCGCACGGAAAAGGCAAGGGTAGAACCCTTGCCCTACGAATCCCGTCCCCCGCAGGTCTCTTGCCTCCCCTGAAAGGGGAGGTGCCCACCGCAGTGGGCGGAGGGGTTCCCCCGCAGGTCTTGGCTCCCCCTTTGGGGGAGCTGTCCCGAAGGGACTGAGAGGGCTACCCCGCCGCAGCGGACAATTACGCATTCCGCATTACAAATTACGAATTGCCAAAGCGAGACTGAGGGAGTGCCCCACCCCAGCGGCCGCCCCCTCACAGCCCCAGCAGCCGCTTCAGCATCTCCGGCCGCTCATTCAGTGAGAACGTCCAGTCGCCGCCCAGTTCGATTTCCTCTGGGCTTAGGTCATCAAACTGGAAGTTTTCAAAAACCCCGTCCTTGCGCTGGATGTCCACCGACAAATCAAACCCGCTGACGGTCTGGAAAAATGCCTCGTCCACTTGGCGGGTCAGGTCAGGCTCCGGGCAAATGACCAACGCACCGTGGATCCGCTTGACTCCATAGCCGCCAATGGCGTTCACCTGCGTGGTGTGCTCATAAATCTGAATGCGCGGCTCACACCGCGCCAGCAGCCGCCGGTTTCCCGCAGCCCTATAAAACAATTCGCCCCGCTCACAGGGAATGGTCTTCAAAAGTCGTTCCATGTTCCGTTCCTTCTTCCTTCCCGCCCTCGCCGGGCACAAAAAAGCACCGTGCATTTTCACACGATGCTTTTTACTGCGATATAGATTTTTTCAGCGTGTTCAGCTGTTTTTGCCCTTGTTCTTCTTTTTGAGTCGCTCGTCTCGATGCGCAATCAGATAATCAACCATAACTCTCAGTTCTTCCATGGTAAGTATCGAAAACGGGCTGGGAACGGAGTCATCTGGGTAATCGACTGCATAAGGGGTATAATCTTTATTAGGGTCAAAACCCAATTTTTTACAGACATCCTCATATGTAATCACGGTTTAAACACCTCCAAGATGACATTTCCGTCGTCTTTTAATTGATCCAACAACTTCTCAAGTCCACCGCCGTTATTATATATCTCTTGAGCTATCATGTCAAGCAAACCCTCAACAAAAACCGTGTCATATTCTCCGGTAACTTGGTACTTGAACACCGTCCCGTTGTGGCAGGCGATCACCCCGTATTTTTGTTTGTACTTGTAGACGGCTTTGAGGTCGGACATACTTGGCACGCTGCTTCCGGGGTGGTTGTGGATGGAAATAACCGTATTTGGGGCACTGCCAAGCACCAGGCCTTTCATTCGTTTGCTCGGCATGACCTGACTTTCCACATCGTAGTCAGTCCGTACTACGGCCTTCCCGGTCACGCTGTCTATGTAGGCAAGGTCTTCATACTTGGTTCCGGAGCGGTGGTTGAGCATCTGCCTTGCCTGACTGCAAAGCTCACGCTGCACAGCCGCCGATTCGTCCACCTCTTCCAGTTCAAAAACAGGAGGATGACGATATGGAACAGAAAGACTGGAACATAGAGCAGCGGCCAGCCATGACTTCGGGACAGATCAAGCAGGTGCAGGAACTTGCCCAGACCATCCGCTATGGCTCTATTACCTTGGTATTTCAGGACGGCATTCTGGTTCAAATTGATAAGAACGAAAAAATCAGACTGCCCAAGGAGTGATCTTGGTGAACCATCAACCGTTCCATGCCCGCAAATAGATCCCCGCGCGGGCGGCATACGAAAGAGATTGGTCAGTCATAGTAATAAAGCTTTCTGGTTGCGCGAGTGCAGGCAACCATTTTTTGGTTAGTAGTCATATTCTTTGCGTAGACAACCACCTCAGAAAATTCTAGACCCTTTGCGGCAAAGATG